AAAAAATATGAATATACAAGTCAAAACAGAAGCAATTTCAAAAGAATTAAATTATAATTGGGGAAACTTCTCGTTTCCCCTTTTATCATACAAAAAACAGAAGGGATGTGGCTCGTGTGTCAGTTCCTTTGTTTGATAGGTCAAGTTCTCCAATACAATTTATTGAAGATTCAAAAACATTAACTAAAGATATTGTCGCTTGGTCAAAAAATCAAAGTAAAAGGTCTTACGAAATTATCGTTGAGCCAATAGTCGAAAATGTTGTCAATATACAATATTATTCCTATTTGGCAAATAAAACGCGATTAAATTCTGAGAAAAATTACGATAAAAGAACCAAATATTTTGATTTAGCACTTGAAAACGCCAAAGATTTTCATAGGCGATTAACGGTGAACTATCAATCCAGTATTAATAAAATTTCTGATAATCAGTATCAAAAATGGATTGGTTTATCGGTTAATATAGGAAAACAAATAAAAAATATAAAAAAGAGCGACAAAAAGAGGATGAAAGACCAAGATATTTTATAATATCTTGGTTTTCATTATATATTGGTTTTATGCTAAAAATTTGTTCGTGGTTCTGCTGTCAACTGGTGGTTGCGTTCGCCCAATACGGGGAACACCAACAACTATTACAATGTCAATACGAACGGCAACAGCAACAACAACAACGCCAACAACGGTAATTCGCTGGCTCTCGGATTCTGTGATTATTAAATTGTTAAGGCTCTCGCCTTCCAAGTAGTCTAAGATGATGTGTCATCTTTTGATGAAGAAGTAATTTTCTTAAATTACAGAAGGAGTATAAAACCTTTCTCAAATAATATTGAGATAAATTAGCGTTTTCTTCCAATCAGGGCTGGCACTTGGTATTGGAACAAAGGGGCGCACACATATTATTATGAAAGAAAATAATAAAACATTTGAAGAAGTATTTTCATTTAGTAATTTATTAAAAGCGGGAAATGATTGTCAAAAAGATGTTAAGTGGAAAACAAGTGTTCAAAGTTATAGTGCTAATATACTTGTAAATACATACAATACGCAACAAGAATTATTGAATGGCACGTTCAAATATAAAAGTAAATTAGAATTTGATTTATATGAGCGCGGTAAGGCTCGTCATATAAAAAGTATGAATATTAAAGAAAGAGTGCCACAAAAGGCATTGTGTGATAATTATATTCTTGAAATTATTGAACCACTTTTAATTTACGATAATGGAGCTTCTTTGAAGGGAAAGGGATTAGATTTTTCTTTAGATAGATTAAAGGCAATGTTGCAAAAGTATTATCGGAAGAATGGTAATGTCGGATATGCTTTAGTTTTTGATTATAAAAATTATTTTGGAAGTATAAATCACAGAATTGCAATAGAGCTAATAAGTAAATATGTCAATGATTCTCGTATATTGGATTTTATTAAACAGAGTTTGCAAATATATGCAGATGTTAAAAATGAAGATGGAGATTATGTTGGCATTGGTTTGGGTAGCCAACTATCACAAATATTTGCTTTATTAATGGGAAACCCGATAGACCATATGATTAAAGATAAATATGGATATAAGTATTATATTCGTTATATGGATGATGGAATTATTATTCATAACGATATAGAAAAACTAAAAGAAATATTGGAATTAATAAAAATTGAATCCGCAAAATATGGTTTATCTTTGAACGAAAACAAAACAAATATCGTTAGGATAGACAAAGGGTTTAATTTTTTGAAAAAGAAAATAATTCTCAATCCCAATGGCAGTATTTTAGTAAAGTTATCTAAGCAATCCATTACGCGAGAAAGACGTAAATTAAAGAAATTTCAAAAGAAGTATAAAAATGGTGAAATGCCATTAGAACATATTGAAAGCTCATATAAATCTTGGCGTGGATTTGCGCTTAGATACAATTCTTATAATTCTGTTAAAAATATGGATAATCTATTTAAGGAGTTATTTGGTTATATTCCGCCCTATCCCAAGAAATCTAAGAAACGTTCAAAAAGAAACGGAGGGAAATAAGTGTTCTATAAAGTTATTTATGATAAAACCGTTATTGATGTATTAAATGGTTTAATTTATATTTTATATCAACCATTAAACAATATTTATTTAATCTGCGGTGCAAATGATTCTCCCTGTGGAATACAATCTTCAACACAAGAAACCTTTTATCACCTTGAAGGTATGAATGAATTTCCGAACTCTGATTTCAAGACGGTAAAATTGGTTGAAATAGATGAAGAAGAATATGAAATATTAAAAGAGGCACTTGGGCTTAATGAAGAAATAATTTATGACGAGCCAGAAGAAGATACCGAACCAACAGATGATGAAATAATATACGACAACACTTTGGAGATGGTTAGGAATCAAAAAATTAAAAGAATGTCCGCTATTTGCGAACAAAATATTGTTAATGGTATTGACGTAGAACTTTCAGATGGAGACCTTCATCATTTTTCATTGACAGTGCAAGACCAATTAAATTTAACAAGTTTGTTTGAATTAGTCAAAGCAGGAGAAACAAGTATCGCCTATCACGCAGACGGAGAATTATGTAAATATTATCCGGCGGAAGATATAATTGTAATAGTAAATAGGGCAAAAGAATTAATCACTTATCATACTACATATTTTAATAGTTTACAGTCTTATATTTTAGCGTTAGATAGCATTGAAGCTATCGGCGCGATTGAATACGGGGTTGAAATACCCGCGGAATATCAATCAGATATATGGAAAGAAATAAATCAAGATGAAAGTGATTAAACAATTATTCAAATATGTCGTTCTGTTCTTAATCGGCGGGGCGACATATTTTTGCATTGAAATGTTGTGGCGTGGTCATAGTCATTGGACTATGTTTATTGTTGGCGGAATTTGTTTTATATTTTGCGGCGGAATCAACGAATGGTTTGATTGGGAAATGCCATTGTGGAAACAAATGCTAATATGCTCGGTTGGTATTACTGCAATAGAATTTTTGGCGGGCATAGCGATTAATCTAATATTCAAATTAAACGTGTGGGATTATAGCAATCAACCATTTAATATCTTAGGGCAGATTTGCTTATTATATTCTTTCCTGTGGTTTTTGTTATCTCTCTTAGCCATCATTACCGACGATTATCTGCGATATTGGCTATTTGACGAAGAAAAACCGCACTATAATTTATTTGGCGGAGGCAATAGATGAAAAAATTATTAATGTTATTTCAAAATTATTTTGAAAATTTGAATTATGAGATTAGCCATCCTTTAGATAGCCAAAGATTAATGGAATGTGCTTTATTTGCATCACAATTAAAGATACAGATTAATATACCCGAGTTAATAGAGGATTATTTTGATGACATAATCAAATTAAAATTATATCAAATTGATAATATTACAAAAGAATATGAAAAATATTATTTTGCTTTTAGTTGGCAAAACAATGAGAGGTGATTTTATGAAATTTCTAACGAATGATAAATATGCAGCAGAGTTAGAGAAGATAAAGAGAGAGAATCGCCAAAAACTTTTGAAACGCAGCTTGCGGGCGGAAAAATCAAAATATAAGAAAAAAATCCACATAGAAACAAGTAAGTTGATTGCGATTTACTTGTTTATTTTATTAAATGCCATTGTAGTTTATGCAATGATTTCAATGTGGAAATTTGCCGACCTTTCATATCTCGGAGTTCTTATTACAGACATCGCCGCGCAAATTCTAATCTACGGAATCTATTGTATGAAAGCATACAAAGGTAAAAAATCAGAAGAAGAAATGAAATTTAAGAGAGAGAAGTTCGGAACACTCAATGATGTGCTTTCGGCGGGAGCTGATTGCCAAGAGCCTGTTCCGCTCAAAAATGGTGACGTTCTCACCGACAGAAATGAATATGACACGGAGGAATAAAAATGTTAAACGGTATTCAGAATTTTTTACAGTTTATCAATGATAACTGGACAGCAATCATTATTATTATTTCGTTAATTATCGCTATTGTTCAAAAAGCGCGGAGTTATTTCAATAAATCAAATGCCGAGAAAATTGAAGTTGCTAAGAAGCAAATTTCGCAGGTCGTTCTAAAACTGATTACAGATGCAGAAATTGATTACAATGATTTAGTTTCTGCTGGCTCTATCAAGAGGTCGCAAGTAATTCAAAAGATTTTTAACGATTATCCAATATTAACGAAAGCATCAGACCCAAAAGCTATTATTGAATGGATTGATGATATGATAAATAATTCATTGAAAGAATTAAGAAAAATAGTAGAGATAAATAAGTCGAAAGAGGTAGATTTGCCTAATGACAAATCAGAATAATAGTTGGACTGTCTATATACATACCTGTAATGTTAATCAAAAATCTTATGTTGGCATTACATCTAAACCACCCAATATTCGCTGGAAAAATGGAGAGGGATATAAAACACAAGTTTTTTATAGAGCAATACAAAAATATGGTTGGGATAATTTTACGCATAAAATTATTGCGACTAATTTGACGGAACAAGAAGCAAAACAAATGGAAATTATGCTAATAGATAAATTAAAAACGCTTATCACTCAAAACGGGTATAATGTTTCTACTGGTGGTGAAGGATTTAATGGCATAAAAGAAAAGAGTCTGGAAGCTGCAAGAATAAAAAATTCTAAGCCCGTATGTCAATATACCTTAGATTGCGAATTGGTTGGTACTTATTTTAACGCAGAAGAAGCTCATCAAAAAACAGGTATAAATAGAAAATCTATAAATAGTTGTTGTAATGGAAACACTAAAACAGCGGGTGGATATATATGGGTGTTTTATACTAATAGGCAAGGATTGTTGGATAACAAGGAAGAAATAATTGACGATATACAAACAAATAAAAACAAAGAAAATCTTGGAAAAACTGTCTATCAATTTGATAGGCAGTTTAATTATATTGCAAAATATCCATCAATACACGATGCGGCAAAAGCTGTAAATGCAAAACACAGTAATATTTCTAAGGCTTGT